GCCCAGGATGCCCAGCGGCAGCAGGCCAGCCCGGCAGCAGCCCCAACAGACCACCCCCGGCAGGCATACCCGCGCCCATGCACACGGGCGGAGCTGGCAGCAGGCCCGGCCCAGGACGACGGCCCCGGCCCGCCGATCATCCGCGCCCAGCTCCAGCAGATCACACGGGCGCACACATACACACACGCCAGCAGGCCAGGCCAGAAGATCACCGGCCCAGGCACCACAGCCGCCGCACCGCAGGCCATACCGCCAGCACCGACAGCAGGCCAGCCCACCACAGGCCCAGCAGCCACACACAGCAGCCACCAGCCACCAACTACACCAAACGCCCGCGATTCAACACAAACGCGCCCGCGCCCACGACGCAACGCCTGCGCACCCGCGAGATTCTAAACGCGCCCGCGCGTAGGTACTGCGCGCGCGAGCTTCAAGGCTTGCGGGTTCGGAAGCGCAAAAATTTTTTAGGTACAGGGTCAAAAAATCACTTCCCTGGGCCGGGCCGGAGAAACCAAAGGGGGGTCAAAATGCGACACGGGAGCGGGATTTAGGCCAAAAAAGGGCGCAAAAAAGCAGCGCCCCGTGCGGCAAGGCACAGTGCGCTGCTATTCCTCTATGCTGGTCAGCCATTCCAGAGTGACACCGAGGACGCGGGCGAAAATCGTCAATTCAAAATCTGCGACAAGGCGCTTGCCTGTTTCGATTCTGCTGATCGCCATTTGCCCCATCTGCAATCCGTTTAGCTGCATCCGTATGGCAAGTTCCTCTTGGGTGATACCGGCTTTCACCCGCCATTGGCGGATGCGCTCGCCGGAAATATTGCACTTCTCCCCGTCCAATGTGTAAAGCCGCATGACATCACCACCTGTCTTTAATCATCTTTCGCATATTGACGATACCACCAAGCTGCGATATATTTATAAAAAAGATGATTAGGAAGCATCTTTTTTGTCGAAAGGACGGGTGACGATATGGGAATACTGCGTAAACTGCTGGGCCTCCTTACGGTGGAGCAACGCGGCGCAGAGGCGCGGGCGATGCAGAGGCGGCCACTTTCTGTTGATACATCCGTCAGTTCCGGCGCAGCGTTTGAGCGCCGCGACATCGACGAGTTGTTATACCCGGAGGAACTGCCAACCTTTGAGGAGCTGGAAGCTGCCGGGCATACCGATCTGCGCGCCGTCGCCTACACGATTCTTTGTCTTGACCCACAGAAGAAAAGGCCGTTTCACGAAACGGAATTGCGCGCACTGGATTTCGGGAAAAGCCGGGCAGCATATTCGCTGCTGCTGGAAAAAGGTTTGATCGAAAAGCTGTCACCGGCGGAGGAGCTGGCGGCGATCTCCACAAAAGACGAGCTGACGGCTATGCTTACCGAGCGAGGGTTGCCGACGAGCGGGAAGAAACGGGCGGTTGCGGATAGGCTGGTAGACAGCGGGTACAAACTGGACAGGCGCAAGCACAGGGGGTTGATGTTCCGGCTGACGGAGCGCGGAAAGGATTTGATCGCGCGCCGTCGCTTGGACGGGCAACAAGCGACAAGCGATGCAATAAGCGCCCTGAAAGAAAGGGACTACGCAGGGGCCGTGTCGGCGTATCGTGCGCTTGATAGAGCGTGGGGCTTTACCCACACTTCCGGCAAAAGGCATACCATATTTGCGCACTGCGATGTTCCGCCTGGCCGCTTTGCTTTCTATGAGCAATACCAGATGCGGGAGTTGTGCAATTCCCAAAACTTCAAAGACACGCTGCGGGCCTGCCTGCTTGCGGGATTGATGCGCGGCGAACAAGAAAGCTGGGGGCTGCGAAAAGACTTTGAAGCTGTGTGTGCAGAAAGAATAAATTGCCCAAATCTTCTGCGCCTTTTTGATTACGAAAGGCCGGTACTGGAGGAAATGCAGAGGCAAATAGACTGCGACCCAGGGAACGCGCTGGAGTATTACATATCCCATGTACTGTACCTGTGCAGGCGGTGGGAGTAGCGCCGGAATAAAAATTTTTCGGAGTTAGCAACTTTCGCAGGAAAATCGTGTTAAGATCATATCGTGGAAGTAAAGCCCGTGGCGGAAACGCTGCGGGCTTTGCTATTGGCGCGCCCTGTTTTGGCCGAAGCCCTGCGTTCCTACGCGGGGTATTGCGGTAGGCCAGATGGGGTGCGTCGCCTATTTTGGAGGTGCGAAATGCCGAAGCGGAGCGAGAAGCGCGACACCGCCAAGGCTGAATATGTCGCCCGAAAAGCACAGGGCGAGAAAGTAAGCCTGCGGGAGCTGGCGCAGGAGTTGGGCGTGACCTATCAGACCTTGCGAAACTGGAAAGCAGCGGACAAGTGGGACGAGGCCCTGCCCAAGAAAAAGCGCGGCGGGCAGCCGGGCAACAAGAACAGCGCGGGAAAAAAGAACGCGGCGGGCAGCCACCCCGGCGCGCCGGTCGGGAACAAGAATGCGGAAAAGGACGGAGCATACAGCGCCGTCTTTTTCGATATGCTGACCGATCAGGAGCGGGAATTAGTGGCAGCCACCCCCCTGGGCAGCCGGGCGGTGCTGGAACATGAAATGCAGCTCTTGAAATTCCGGGAGCATAAGATCATGGCGAAGATCGCCGAGTATGAGAGCAAGCCGGAAGATTCCCTGTATATCAGCAGTTTGCTTGACATGAGAGTGCCGAGCGGGCGCGGCAAGGACAAAAAGGACGGAGCCACGCAGAACATGGGAATGTACAGCAAGGACAGCGCCTTTAGTCGGGTGCTGAAATTGCAGGAAGCCCTATACAAAGTGCAGGGCCGCATTGCCAAGATCGCGGACAGTCTGCGGGCGCTGGAGGAAAGCGACCGGCGGCTGGAGCTGGAGAAAGAGCGCCTTGCCATCCTGCGCATGAGGGCGACGGGCGTTGTGGATGTGCCAGACCCGGAGGGCGGCGAAGAATCCGACCCGCTTGTTGAGGAGGATTTATGAGACTTTACACCAGCAAGGTAGTTGCCCAGTGGCTTTGCCTGACCGAGCGCCGGGTGCGGCAGCTCCGGGACGAGGGCGTGATCGTGGAAGCGCGGCCCGGCCTGTATGAGCTGCAACCGACCGTGGCGCGGTATATCAGCTATATCGGCGGAGCGGGCAAAGAGAGCCTAACCAACGAGCGCATGAAGCTGACCGCCGCAAAGCGCGAAGCGGTGGAAATGGACAATGAGCTGCGCCGGGGCGAGGTACACAAAACGGCGGACATCGAGCGAGGAATCAAGTCTATGTTCCTGAATATCAGGAGCCGCTTTCTTGCTCTGCCTGCAAAGTTGTCCCCTGCGCTGGCGACGATGGGCGGAAACCAAACCGCCATATTCGACGAGCTGAAAAAGGCCATCGACGAAATTCTGGAGGAATTAAGCGATTACCGGGTGGCCTTTGCGGTACAGGACGGTGAAAGCGATGGCGAAGAAACAGACTAAACACCCATGCGAGGGGTGCGTGTGGCGGACACATACCAGCGAGGACAAGGTGCTTTGCCTGTTCCCGAAGTGTATGCGTGAGGAATATAAACGCCTGTGGCCCCGTGAACGGAAGATAGACGATGGGAAAAAGGAAACTGATTGATCTTCCAAAGTCCACCATGGATATGCTGGCGCGGTGCGTGGCGGTGCTGAAACCGCCCCCGGAGCTGACATTGAGCCAGTGGGCGGACAGATACAGGATGCTTTCGGCGGAATCCAGCGCGGAGCCTGGCCGATGGCACACGGACAAGGCACCATATCAGCGGGAGATCATGGATGCAATCGGCGACCCGCATATCCGCAAGGTGGTCATAATGAGCGCCGCGCAGATCGGAAAGACTGACGCTTTCATTTTGAATCCGCTGGGGTACTACATGGATTACGCCCCGGCTCCCATACTGGTCATGCAGCCGACGCTTGACATGGGCCAGACATTTTCCAAAGACCGACTTGCACCGATGATTCGGGACACGCCGGAGTTGCGGGATAAGGTGGATGTAAAAAGCCGCTATTCCGGCAACACGATAATGAAAAAGAATTTTCCGGGCGGCCATATCACCATCGTAGGCGCGAACAGCGCGACCGGCCTTGCCAGCCGACCGATCAAGGTACTGCTGGCTGACGAGGTTGACCGCTACCCTGCCAGCGCCGGAACAGAGGGCGACCCTTTGAGCCTTGCCCAAAAGCGCCAGACGACCTTTTGGGACAAGAAAACGGTAATTGTCAGTACGCCGGTTATCAAGGGCCAAAGCCGCATTGAAACGGAGTTCAACCAAAGCACACGGGAGGAGTGGAATGTGCCTTGCCCGGATTGCGGGCATTACCAGCCTTTCGTGTGGGCAAATGTGATATTCGACAAGGACAACCCGCAGGGCGAGGTGCTGTACAAGTGCGAGCGCTGCGGTGTGGTGTCCGGGGAATATGACTGGAAAGCGGCGAGCCACAGGGGCCGCTTTGTGGCGGAGAATCCGGGCGCGGAGGCGCGCGGTTTCCACCTGAACACGCTGGCATCCACCTTTTGCTCATGGAAAGAGATCGTGCAGAAATTCCTTGTGGCAAAGGAACAGCTTGACCAGGGCAACCCGGAGGGCATGAAAGTTTGGGTAAATACCGAGCTGGGCGAAACCTGGGAGGAACAGGGCGAGGTCGTGGAAGATACCGAGCTTTACAATCGCCGCGAGCTTTACGACGCAGAGGTGCCGGACGATGTGCTGGTGCTGACGGCGGGCGTGGATGTTCAGGACGACCGTTTTGAGGTCGAGGTTGTGGGTTGGGGCATCGGCAAGGAGAGCTGGGGTATCCGCTACCAGAAGATTTACGGCGATCTGCTCAAAGAACAGATATGGGCCGATCTGGACAGCTTCTTGCTGGCGGGCTTCCGCAAAAAGGACGGCACCGTGCTTCACATCATCAGCGCTTGCGTAGATTCGGGCGGCCACCATACCGACCAGGTTTACCGCTTCACCAAGGAAAGATACGAGCGCAAGGTGTGGGCCATCAAGGGTAAGGGCGGCGCGGATGTGCCGTATATCCGTAATCCCTCCACAAACAACCGCGTGAAAACGCCGCTGTTCATCATCGGTACGGACGCGGGCAAGGCCCTGTTGTACCAGAGATTGCGGCATGAAACAAAAGGCCCGAACTACTGCCACTTCCCCATGAACGAGGAGGCGGGGTACGACGAGCAATACTTCAAGGGGCTAACGGCGGAAAAGATGGTGGTGCGCTTCCGCAAGGGCAGACCTGTTGTGGTGTGGGAGCTGAAAGACAGCAAGCACAAGCGCAATGAGCCGCTTGATCTGCGCAACTACGCCACCGCTGCGCTGGAGATCGCAAACCCCGTGCTGCAAGTCACGGAGGGCGCGCCCCAGCCGAGAAAACGCCCGGCAGGCCGCCGGAAGCGAGGAGGTATCTAAATGGCGATTTTCAGCAAAGAACTTTGCCAAAAGAAGCTGAACACATGGCTTGCAGCAGAGGAAAGCATTGCCACCGGGCAAAGCTACCAGATTGGCAGCCGCATGTTGACGCGGGCCGACCTGAAAGAAGTCCGCGAGGAAATGGAATACTGGGCGCAAAAGCTGGCCGAGGCGGAAGCCGAGGAGAAGAAAGGCGGCAGAAACCGCGCATATCGCTTTGTGGCCCGTGATGTGTGAGGAGGGGCAAGATGGCAAAACCGAATATCTTTGACAGAGTGGTTACGGCTGTCGCCCCGGTACACGCTGCGAAGCGGGCGGCGGCCCGCGCGGCCCTGTCTGTTATCAACAGCGGCTATGGAAACTATGGCGCAAACCTGACCAAAAAGAGCATGAGGGGCTGGGAGTTCCACGGCGGAAGCGCCAAGGAGGACATCGAGGATAACATTGATGTGCTGCGCCAGCGTAGCCGCGATGCCTATATGGGAATCCCTACGGCGGCGGCAGCCCTGAAAACCATGCGCACCAATGTTGTGGCGAGCGGCCTTGTGCCTGCGCCGCAGATCGACGGCGAATACCTGGGGCTGACCGAGGAACAGGTGGAGAAGCTGCAAGCGCAGATCGTCCGGGAATTTGGCCTTTGGGCCGATACGCCGGTGTGTGACGCTGACCGGGTGGACAACTTCTGGAAGCTCCAGCAGCTCGCATTTTTGACCTACCTGATGAACGGCGACACGATTGCGCTGCTGCCTATGAAATCCCATGTGGGACAGCCCTATGATCTGCGTGTGCGCCTGATCGAAGCAGACCGGGTATGCAGCCCCGATAACCACGACAGGCTGGTGCCGTGTACCGTACAGGGCCACCAGGTACACAATATCGTGCAGGGTGTTGAAACGGACAAGGATGGCATGGTTGTCGCCTATTGGATTTGCAACCGGCACCCGCTGGGCAGCAACAGTGCCGTGGATGCCGAGGGCATCACATGGGCGCGTGTGGAGGCATACGGCAAGAACACGGGCCGCCGCAATGTGCTTCATGTGATGAATCGTGAACGAGCGGGACAGCGGCGCGGCGTTCCTATTCTTGCTCCCGTGCTGGAGAGCCTGAAACAACTGGGCCGCTACACCGATGCAGAGATCACGGCGGCGGTGCTGTCTGCCATGTTTACGGTGTTCGTAAAGTCGCAGGCCCCCAGCGATGGCAGGCCATTCGGCGAAATGATACCGGCGGAAGAACTGCTGGACGCACAAGACACGAACAGCATTGAGCTTGCCCCCGGCGCGATCATCGACCTTAACCCCGGCGAGGAGGTACAGTTTGCCGACCCCAAGCACCCCAACAGCGGCTACGACACCTTTACCAACGCCACGATCAAGCTGATCGGCGCGGCGCTGGAGATTCCCCCGGAGGTCATGTTAAAGCAGTTCACCACCAGTTACAGCGCTGCCCGTGGCGCGCTCAATGAGTTTTGGCGCACTTGCAGTATGCAGCGGGATTGGTTTACGGATGACTTCTGCCAGCCGGTCTATGAGGAATGGTTTGCGGAGGCTGTGGCCCGTGGCCGCATCCAAGCACCGGGATTTTTCAGTGACCCGGCCATCAGAAAGGCGTACACCGCCTGCACCTGGAACGGCCCGGCCAGAACAAACCTTAACCCGGTGCAGGAAGTTGACGCTGCGATCAAGCGCGTGGGAGCGGGATTCTCTACCGCACAGGAAGAAACCGCCCAAATGACCGGCGGTGATTATAACCGTAACATCAAGCAGCGAGCCATTGAAGCCAAGCGCAAGCGCGAGGTGGACGAGATCACAAGCCCCGTGGAGCCACCCAAGGCCCCGGCGGGAGAATAGGAGGAAACAATGCCCAACGCAAAGAAATTCTGGCAGTTCTGCAATCAGGTGGGTAACACCGTGGAGCTGCTGCTGTACGGTGATATTTCGCAGACGAGCTGGTGGGGCGATGAAGTCACCCCCCGACAGTTTGCCGAGGAGCTTTCCGGGCTGGGCGCACTGGACAAGATCGTGGTGCGCATCAACAGTGGCGGCGGTGATGTGTTCGCCGCGCAGGCCATCGGCAATCAGTTGG